AAATAGATTAGCAAATGCAGGTTGGTCTATTAACCCTGCTTGCAATAAAGTAAACAACAATTGGTTTCCTGCTTGAATTCCCTGCTCTCTACTTTCAGCACGTTTAATAAAGATTCTATAATCTTGTAACATATGATTCTCATTGATTTGAATGTTAGCCATTCCTTTATCACCAACAATCATTGATAGCTTACGTGGGTTATCTTTATATATAGACTTACCTATCGTAGCCATGTGCTCATACGCTTGTTTCAATATTGAAGTTACACCCCAATAGAAAGGCTCTTGAACCAATGAACCTCTTTGTATTTGTGCTTCGATTACGCCTACTAAAACATCTGAACCACCTTGAGTTCCTGTCATAGCTTCGTTAACCCCTGTAACATCTTGAATAGCTTTTTGCACTTGGTCTATTACCTGAAACATTTGTAGTGTTCCCTGACCTAAATTTGTTCCGTATGTTCCAATAGCATTTTGAACCGAACCAACTCTATCCGTATCTACAAAGATTGGTTTAGAAGAGTTGATGTTTCTTAATACATCAGCTTCTCCATCTCTATCGTCAACAGCAGATTTAGATATAACTGTTCCTGTTCCTCTCATGTTACTCATGTGGGACTCTACAACAGACATTGTTCTATTTAAAAATCTTTGAGGGTCGATAACATCATCTAAAGGAGTTAACACTTCTCCTCTATCGTAAACCCATGTATAACACTTGTAAGGGAATTTTACATTTGATGGGTCATATAAGTTCTTTTCTTGAAAAGGCGTAACACCAAACTCTAAAACAATATCATCTCCAAGCATTGAACCTATTTCTTCTTTAGGGATAAAAATGCAATATCTCTCAATATCCATAAATACCTCATGCTTTTTCTTATCACCCATTTCTTCCTTGTGCTTCTCAGTTTGAGGTTCGATAAGGTCTTTATCAGTATATTTAGAATCAGCTGTATTTATCATTGTGTAGTAAGGGAAGTTATTTTCATCCATTACCCAGCCAAATTGAAATTTATCTACATCTTTCCAATGCATCTCATATACAGGAATTTTACCTCCTTTAATAGTAAAGATTCCATTCAGTACTTTATGGATACCTTTATTGTCATTTTTTCCATATCGCTCAATTGCTTCTCTTTCTAAAGAAGTTAATTTAGGGTATCTTTCAAAGATTGTAGGAGCATCCATGTAATACCATTCTCCCATGTATTCAGCATCAGATAAATCAGGCTTTAAAGCTGACATATCCCACACAAAAAATAACGGGTTAACACTTTCTGCCTTATATAATGAGTTGTGCTCATAGCCCTTATATATCCCTAATCCTGATAAAGCTAAGCTACGTGTGATTTGAACTTTTAATTCATCAATGTTTACATCGTGAGAAATATATTCTATTAGGTTATTAATATCTGTCTCATAGTTTTGAGTCCAAATATTTTCAAATATCTCTTCAGTTTCTTGAGGTGTATCTCCAATAGGTAGATTCCTTTTAATAGTATCTTTAAAGTAAGGGAACATTTCTCCTAACTTCTCAAATGCTTTAATTTCAGCTAAATCTTTTTCTCTTTCGTTTATTACAAAGTCAGAGATACATACAGCTTTAGCATCGTATATTAATCTAATAGCGTTACCAACGTATTGTTGAACCATTGGCTTGATAATATTTTTTGTCCATTTTAAGCGATTACGAATATCTCCTGATTCATCTAAGAAAAAAGACTCAACATCTTCATCGAATATCCATTGACCCTCTCCACCTTTGTAGAATGACCAATTTATAAGACACTTATTAATATATTGTCTGTACAAGTAATTATTTAATGTAGATAAGCAATGCTTTGCGTATTTAGCGTGATAAGAAGCATCTTTAGTATCTTCTAATCTATTTGGTCTTGTTTGTACAGAATTATATAAAAACATATTACTTTATTAAATCATTAATATTAACCATTACAGCAGTCTTAGTTTTTCTGCTGACAACCTTAACCCCAAAAGAAGATTCTAATGTCTGAACCATCTTAGGAAGTGAGTCATGCACTTTAACCAATAAATCTGTATATTTCTTTCTTTCCTCTATGTCCATCTCTGCAATCGGTCTCTCCACAACGACAACCTCATTTAAAGTATCAAACATATACTGAGAAAGTAATTTTGCCCTCAAACGATATTCAGGGTTAAACTCAGTCATTCTTTGTATCCCTAATTGAATATTGTCAGGAATATCTCCATTCGATATTTCAATTAGCGCAGGTTTCTTTTCCCAAGAAACTCCGTAAGTAAGAGTTAATGCTCTCTTTAGTTTTGAAGACAATGGAGTCATATTGAATATTGGAGATGTACGATTTCCTACATACCAACAAAACTTCACTTCCTTTTTGTCCATGCCTTTAAACTCATCTATCACACTTAATTCGGGATATTCAATTCTAAGGTCTTTGTCTGAAGTTAATCCGAAGATTATTAAATCAGCTTCTTCTTGTTTTTTAGCCATATTAAGATAAAGAAAGGGGGAAATTAATCCCCCTTAATGATATGATTACTCAGTAACTTCCAAGTATTTTTTCAACTCAGCAGCAGTAGTAGTTGCAACAGTTGAAGCACTTGTATTATCAATAGTAATTGTACCTGCAATGATAGCAGCAATAGCAGCATCAAAGTTAGTAGTTATATGAGAATACAATACAGCAGTTACAGGTTTAACAACTTGTAATCCTGAAACAGCATTATGCTTAATTACTTTACGGTAATTAATTCTATAACGGTTGTAAGTTTTACCAGCAGCAGTTTTACCAACAGCTTGACCTTCAACTTCAGAGATTGTTCCAACAGGCTCAGTGTAAGTAATTGAAGTTGTAGCACCTGTAGGAACAGTAACAACGAATTTACCTGCATCAACAGAAGCAGCAGTTAAAACTAAAGTATCAGGACTTGTGTTGTAAACAGCAGTAAATCCAGCTTCAGTGTCAGCATTGATAGCAGCAGCAAACAAAGCACCTAACTCATCAACAGTTGCAGAAGCATCAGTAGAAACTGAATAAGTTCTTAACAACAATAATGGGTTATACTCTTTACCATACAAGAAGAAATCTTTTCTATTAGGTAAAGACACAACTAATTCGTAACGAGCATTATTAACAGCTGATACGTTAGTTAATGTAATTGTAGCAACTGAAGCAGCTCCTGCACTATACGTATCTTTTTTCATAGATAAGATGTCACGGAATCTGAATTTGTTAGCTACACCTGCTTCATCTAATAAAGATAATTGTCCTTTAGATAAAACAACATCCGTGTTAGCGGACAACGCACCCGTGTCAGGCGTGTTTAATACGATTACTTGGTCGTAATCTTTTTGCGGCAATTGAAAATTTGCACTCATAATTAAATAGGTTTTATGTACCGAGTTCGTTCTCTGTACGTGTTAAACAATATGTACGTACTGTACAATGCAAATATAGTCTATTTTTTTTTATTATCATTAGTTGCAATTTAAAGAATAATATGTATATTTGTGGAGTAGATAGTAAGAGTATCAGAAATTTTAGGACATTCGCTGAAAAGCAATAAATACCCAAACCACTCCCTTGTACTCTTACTACAAGGGTTTTTTTATTTTATACCCTTCCCAAATAAAGTAAGTCTTAGCCTGTATGACAAGGCTCAACTAACTCACAAGGAAGGTCTAAATCATCTTAAATGTTAGGTAGTACTTTCGACAACTTGTGTGCCCTAACAGCCGATACGACAAACTCAAAACTCAACGGAAGCAGTTTTAATCTTGGTGATGTGAAATAGGTTATCTTCTTTATCTAAGGGGGGTAAGGGGGATAACTTGTTTTTTCATCACCTCTTCTCCAAATCTAAAATCTAACAAAAGCAGTTTAAGTTAGTCACAAATCTTGCTTAAATATGTAACAACAAAACTCGGCAATTATACTTGTTTGCCTTACTTTTAGTTTAATGTCGCAGAAAGTGCAATATATAGGTACTTTTCGCAATAAAAAATTTGGTTATGTTTCTAATAATTACCATCTTTGACCATAAATAGAAACAAAAGGTTATGGCTAAAAACAGGTTAAAGGGAATCTTAAATAAAAAGACTCCTCACTTTATTGCAAAGTTTTATGTTTACTTCTCTGAAGAAAGAGACGACCATGGAACAGAATGGCAATTATTCGTTGAAGGATATGGAGGTTCAAGATGGTTTCCTAAGTGTCAGGAGTACACAGGACTACAATACATCGAACTAAACGACATAGAGATAGAATACTTTAAAAAGGTGTTTAACGAAAACTACACATTAAAGTTACAAAATGAGGATGGTAAAATATATGAATATACTAAAGCTCACTTTGATAAATCTAAAGTAACTAATATTAGTTCAGAACTCTAAGAATTTTATTATTCTTATCCACTAAACATAAACGCATCCTGTAGTTTGTTTCTTTACCCATCATGTATCTTTTGGTGGTTTGTATCTCCGACTCTGCTTGTTTAATATTCTCAGGGTCAAACTTAACATAGCATAACGAATTTATATACGCGAAGGTTATAGAAAAGATAACATCATCATAATCATAGCGCATATCCGCTGCCTGATACCTTGTTTGTCTATGCGAAGAACTTCCTTTAAGGTCTTTTTCTGTAAACGTCTTTAACTGCTCCCATATCCAAGGAATATTTATATTGTTCCCATAAGCATCTAACAATTCTTCTAATTTAGCTAATATACGTGGAGCTGTATTTACTTTATTAGATATACCGAACCATTTACCTCCATGACTTCTTAAATACTCAGGTAGAGCCGTGTTAGGTGTGAATTTATTTTTAAATCCTAACATCTCTTGAAAATCTAAGTGCATATCTCCAATATTATTCTCAAGAAGCTCTTTTGCCCCTCCTTTATTTTGTTGGTCATAATATAATGACTGAAGTAATACCTGTAAATACGATTCTTTAAATTTCTTCTCTCTATGGAATACAACCGAAGCAACCGAGTTAGTTAAAGCATCCCATATTGCGCTACTCATTTTAGAATGTCCTGTTTCAGAGTTAATAGGGTCAGTTCCTTGAAACCATCTATTTTTCCAACATTCATTTTTAGGTGGGTGATGAACTATTACAGCAGATGTATGTGAATGGTCTCTATCTCCTGTACATATCCATTTAGCACTTTTAATCTTGTAAGGAACATAAGAATCAGGTGTAGGTTGGCTCATATCAAATATAGGCTCAAAATACCCATACTCAATAGGAATATCCATACCATAAATCTCATGCAACCTCTGATTACAATAGTTTACAGGAACAAGTGTTTTAGATTTACGTAAGAACATATCATCAATAGTAATCGGATATGCTTGGTGAAACTGCGTTCTTGCTATCTCACCCTGCTTTGTGCCTTCCTGAGCTTTATATGCTTTAATCTCATTTTGAATAAACTTATCTGTAACCCCTCTACGTGCGTAAGCATTAAAGAATAATGGTATAATTCCATACTCGTAATTCCCTTTTTGCCATTCCGAAAGACATTGCTTAAATTCTGACTCAAACACTGAACCCCCTTTATCCATCTCTCCACCTGTACCCCATGCAATAAATTGTTGCTGCATAGTCATCTTATCAGTTTCAGGATTGTACTTGAATAACGCAGGTCGACCCTCACGCATCATCTCTCCAAAGATTTCAAATAAACCAATCTCATCTACAAATACTGCTGACGGAGAACCACCATTGATGGCTGTAACACTCGTAGTATCAACCTGAAACATAGACGCACCCCCTTCATCTTTACCTTTCTTATCCCCTTTCT